AAATAAGGAGGTTGAGATTGGTGAAGATTTCACAGTTTGTGCGAATGGAGCGCAATATAGGAAGGATGTTCGTGGGTTCTTGCCTGAACTTATGGACAAGATGTATAAAGAAAGGGTCATCTTTAAGAAGAAGATGCTCAAGGCTAAACAGGCACTAGTGGATATAGAAGAAGAAATGAAACACAGAGGGATATTATAATGGGATATCTAATTGGAGGAGCAGGTCCTGATGCTGATGAAAAGAAGAAGATAGTTGCTTCTGGTAAGAGTAGAGTAAAGGAATTGTCTGATGCTCAACTCAAAAGGATGAGAGCACAAGCAATCAAGGACATATCTAGGTTTGACAATAACCAGATGGCAAGAAAGATTGCTCTAAACTCTGCCTATGGTGCTATTGGTAATCAATACTTTAGGTATTATAAACTTGCTAATGCAGAGGCCATTACCCTGTCTGGTCAGGTATCTATCAGGTGGATAGAGAATAAGATGAACCAGAAGATAAACAAGATATTAAAAACTGAGGATGTTGATTATGTTATTGCTTCAGATACTGATTCCATTTATCTTAACTTGGGTCCTTTGGTTGAACGTATATACGAGAGCAGAGAGAAAACTAATGAGAGCGTTGTTGGGTTCCTTAACAAGGTGTGTGAGAATGAATTTGAGCCTTTTATTGAAAGTGCTTACGAAGAACTGGCCAGGTATGTAAATGCCTATGACCAAAAGATGTTCATGAAGAGGGAGAACATTGCTGATAGGGGCATATGGACTGCTAAGAAGAGATATATTTTGAATGTGTGGGATAGTGAGGGTGTTAGATATGAAGAACCCAAACTAAAGATGATGGGTATTGAAGCAGTTAAGTCATCTACTCCTGCACCATGTAGGAAGATGATTAAAGATGTTCTTAAACTTATGATGACTGGTACAGAAGATGATGTGATTAAATTTATTGATGATGCTAGAAAGGAATTTAAAACTCTTCCTCCTGAAGAGATTGCTTTTCCCAGAACTGTATCAGATGTTCAAAAGTATAAAGCAGCATCTACAATTTATTCTAAGGGAACTCCTATTCATGCAAGGGGTGCTTTACTTTTCAATCATTATATAAAGGAGAAGAAGTTAACTAATAAATATTCACTCATCCAGAATGGTGAGAAGATTAAGTTCTGCTATTTGAAGAAACCTAATGTTATACATGAGAATATTATCTCTTTTATTCAGGACTTTCCAAGAGAACTTGGACTTGACAAGTATATCGATTATGACCTACAATTTGACAAGTCATTCTTAGAACCACTCAAGATTATTCTTGATGCTATTGGATGGAATGTAGAGAAAACTGTTAATTTGGAATTATTCTTTGGTTGATATGGATTTTTTAAAAGATATTGTAAAGGAGATTGGCAATGAGTACACCCAACTCGCATCCGATATTGATGAGACTGAAGGATTTGTGGACACAGGTTCTTACATTTTTAACGGACTCGTTTCAGGTAGTATATTTGGTGGTGTATCTGGGAACAAGATTACTGCGATTGCTGGTGAGTCGAGCACTGGAAAAACTTTTTTCTCCCTCGCTGTGGTTAAGAACTTCCTCGATTCTAATCCTGATGGTTATGTACTTTACTTTGATACTGAGGCAGCAGTCAATAAGTCCCTCTTAAAATCAAGGGGTGTAGATCTAAATAGAGTAGTAGTAATAAATGTAGTTACTATTGAGGAGTTTAGGTCTAAGGCACTTAAAGCAATAGACATATATCTTAAAAAGGACACAGATGAGCGTAAACCTTGCATGTTTGTGTTAGACTCCCTTGGAATGCTTTCTACTGAAAAGGAAATCACGGATGCATTGAATGATAAGCAAGTCCGTGATATGACCAAATCACAGTTGGTCAAAGGAGCATTCAGAATGTTAACACTTAAACTTGGCCAAGCTAATGTCCCACTCATTGTCACAAATCAT